CCAGATTGACCCTGTGCCTGCGGATCAAATGTGATTGGAATAACCGCTGTTGTGCGCTGAGTTACGATGCCGACTGCCGTTGTAGCAGACAGTCCTGTTTGCGGCACGTTCGCATCGCCAATGACTTCAACATCGTTGAGTTCGCCGTTAGCCGCCACACCAACAATGGTCGGTTGTACGTTGATAATCACCTCAACTGCGTTGGTCGAAGCTGTTGCTTCCAGCCCAGTGAGTTCTACCAAAGCCGTACCTGTTACCGTCACATCACCAACGCCACCTGTAGCTGCAACACCTGTAATTACTGGCTGTACGTTGATAATTGCTTCAACGCTGCCGACCGCTGCCGTACCCTCGCTGCCACCAGCAATAACGATAACACCTGTACCGCCGCCTGCCGCCGCTGTGCCAACGACACCTGTTGCAGATAGCCCTGTTTGATCAAGATCTTGATCCGTGACCAGCGTTACTTGGCCCACGGTCCCCGTCCCGGCAAGGCCAACAACGCCTACTCGAGTTACTGACGCGTCATCGCCTATCGGCACTTGTGCTATGGCGACTGATCCGAAGAACATGGGTTATTCCTCCTCACTGAGAACTATCTATAATTAGTTTTGTCGCAGTGATTGCGCGGCCAATCTTTTTTGCATCGGTCGATGTCGTTCCAAGTGAACCATCACCCTGTATATACAATGTAGACCCCGGCGTCATACCTGTTTGAGTCTCGTCAATGCCACCGAATGCGACTGAAATGCTGTTGCCATTGACGCCAGCCTCTTGAGCAATACCGTGCAGCTTTGTTATGTCGAGGTTGGTAGTCAGGACGTCGACGCCCATAGTGCCAACGCCCACCCTTCCGCCAGTACTGAGCGTATCCCTGAACCCCGTAATAAATCTACCGTCTCCCACCGGAGAGAAGCTGGCTGTAAAATAGGATTGGGAGTATGAGCTGCCGTGAGTGTAAGTGTCAATCGTCGTAAACCCGCCCGAACCGTCATATTCAAAAATCTTTGTGGTCGGATTTGAATAAACCGCATATTGAACGACGAATTGTTGGCTTCCATACACAGTATCCCCCGCAATTCCAAGCTCCTGAATATTGCTGCCAGCCTCTCCAAAATTTGTCGGGTTGGAAACTTTGCTTATAGTAGACCCGGAAACTGAAAACGCCCCGACTTGCAAAGTTGATCCACTGGTCTTTCTTATTGCGCCGAGGTAATGGCCTGATTCATTGTCATAAACTAGACCGGGCGCTTCAGACGACCAATTCGAAGCACCCGTTGAGTCGGTCATCGTAAATTGGCTCAAAGGTGTGATCGTTGTTCCTGATATTGATGATAATTCAATAACCGGATAATCATTGCCCGCCACTGAAAGGGTCGCAAATTTACTCGGATCGTCTGTGTTGAATGCGATGCTCATATTTCTGACATTCTGATTGGAACACATATTCACCACTGTTTGGAATGTAAATGTAGTGCCACTATAGCTTCCATACATATAACGCCCTTTATCACCAGCGGATGGATCGCGAAAGGCGGCAACAAATGCCGAAGGTGATCCATTGCCAGGAATAAATTTTATATCACTCTGTTCGACTTTTCCGGTAGCTAAATCGTATTCACCGCTCAAGATGGTAATTGTCGTTCCCGAAACACTACAAAGTTTCATGTGGCCGGTGGCGGTTTGACTATTGGCATATAAAACGACAAACTTAGAAGGGTCGTTATGATCTATAGCCAAACTCGGAGATGGGTATGGACAGTTGGACGAACGAATCACAACTGGGGTTCCATAGCTTATAGAAGTTCCCGATATTTCTCCGACCACGACTGTTGGGTAAGAATTCGAATTATCTAAATAAAGCATTATGAATTTATTCGCAGAATTCGGAAAAAAGTACAGCCTTGGAGCTTGTAGCGCGATGCCTGAATCTCTTAAAAAGTTAATTGCAGCAGCCGTTTGCGTGGTTGATGTTTCAAAGACTTTATCAATAGAACCATCACTGTTTAGCTGCATTGCATCGCCAGCGGCGATTGTTTCGGTGATTGCAAGTTCTACTTCATCAGCAGCACTCCCAGCATCAGCCCAAGCAGGCGCGGCACCAGAGCCGCCAGATGTTAGAACTTGTCCTGCTGTACCGTAGTTTGCGCCACTTAAACCAATCTGACCAGAGGGGCCGATGCGCATCTTTTCAACATCGTTGATACCAAAATGCACAGTGCTACCTGTCATTGCTATAGGCTTATAAGAGCTACCAGCACGATAATAACCACGAAGAGTTGGACCTGAAGCGAAGCCTGATGTAGTATCTATTTCTAGGCCAAGAGAAGTTGATGCGTTTTGCACACTTGCCTGTGTAGCTGGCGAACTGGTTCCGACCCCAAAATTACCACCAACATACGCCGACCCATCAAGGTGAAGGTCGTTAAAGGCGTTGCTTGCCGAACCAATGGAAATCGCACCGTCCGTCTGCGGAGACATCACCGTACTCGTCACGTTCAAGATGTCAGTGCCGTTCGACTGTACCGTGAACGTCCCGCTCGTCGCGTTGAAATCACCGCTCACGGCTATCGTGCCAGTGATGTCTACACCTGTGCTGGTGGTGGCGAGTTTTTCTGACCCGTTGTGATAAAGTGCAACTTCATTACCAGATGTCCCACTAAAGTAAGCAGTACCTGAAGCATCACGCAACCATAGTACATTAGATGCTTGTACAAATAAATTACCTGCACCTTGATCATCAATATAACTATTAGACCCATCATGGTAAATCTGCAAATCCTGACTTGCGCCAAGCTGGATTTTCTCGTTGTCACCAAGATTTAGACCGTCAGCGGTGACTGTCTCGGCTATCGTGCCGTCTGAGATGAAATCCCCTAAGTCTCTTGCTTTGGTCATCAAAAACTCTCCTAATTAGCCCTCGGACTCGGACTCAGGCGTTGGAATTACAGGCGCGGACCATGTGTCCGCATCTGCATCATACACCCACCCTGTTTTTACCTCACCAGGGCATTCTACAAACCCAGAGTGAAGGCTTGGATGAAACCTGTCTTTAAAAGAAGGAACTACATCAATCGCAACACCGTTTGCAATTCTACAATACATCTTAATACTCCACTATTACGAGGCCTTGTGCGCCTGTAGCCATCTGCTCGGCATTTACATAGCACCCACCACCGCCACCGGGAAAACCCCCTGTTCCGCCACCAGCTTGACCACAAGGCCCACTACCGCCGCCGCCATTATGGCCGGGATTTCCATGCCAGCCCCCGGCCCCTGTACCTATCATATCAATAGAAGTCACAGGTTGCGAGAAGATAGAAGTAAAGCAAGACATATCATTGCTTGTCGAAGCCGAACCACCGCCAGTGTTGAAACCGTTATAACCCAAAGTTCCATAGGCTTGACCCCAAGTGTAGGTGTTGGGCGTTGAGCTTCGACCGAGACCGCCGCCAGCGCCGCCGCGGGTTACGGCTCGGTCCATATAACTTTGGTTAGTGCCTACGCCGTCGTTTCCGTCTCCAAGTAAAGACGCTGCTCCGCCGCCACCAGTGTACCCGTATCCACTCGTACCCGCACGATGAGCCGTACTCCCGTATCCGCCAGTTGCATTAATATCTCCACCTACACCAGTGCCGCCATCATGTTGCCCGTTGGAGTTATTGTTTGCACCACCGCCGCCAGTTGCTGAAACATCCGAACCAAACGAGCTAGTTCCACCCGTTACACCCCGTAACCCGCCCTCGCCTACAGTAACCGAGTAAGAAGCGCCTGCAGTAACGGCAATTGTTTTTATAGCAAAACCACCGCCGCCACCTCCGGTGAGGGACAGAGAAGCACCGCCTCCACCGCCGCCCCAAAGGCGAACTCTAATAGACGTTATTCCCGATGGAACAACAAAGTTTCCAGAGACCCCAAAAGTCATGATGCCACCAGAGCCAAAAGTCCCCGAAAAAATATTCATTCCCGCAACAGGGGCGGCGCTACCACCGCCACCCGCACCGCCTGATACAACTGTTCTAGTCATTTTTATTCTCCCTCATAACCCATTACTTGAACCACACAGCCCTCGGAACCAGAGTTATAAACTAAAACTCGATCTCCATTACTAATAACTAAACCCGTGTTTTCGTAATGATTGAAAGCGGTGTTTTCTTCCAAAACTCCATCTTCGCCAAGGTTGGTGATGTTGCTTTTAACCGCTGTGACTACTCCGCTGTTGCTGGTTATTGTTGTATCGTCCTGAACCTGGCTATAATCGCTAGGTGAAAAATAGGCCGTGGACCTTGTCCAAGTTTTGAGGTCCGTAGAATAGTAAGTATGCGAAGCTGTGTTGTCATTGTATCGGAAAAAAACAAGCGCCCAAAGAGGTTTTGTTAAAGTCCCAATAAACGTGCATCTAGAGGTGTTGTCTTGATTTGTACCAAAATCAAACGGTGAGTCTACCGTCAAAGATATTGGCACATGCAACACTCCTAAAGAGGGCTGATCCTGACCGTAGGATAAAGAAGTTATGCTGCCGTCGCTCTTATTACTACGAACTGTGTCTCGGTCGAATGTCGCCAAGTAATAGGTGGTCTCAGAATTTCTATAGTAACACCAGTAATGAAGTCCATCTGTAGGATTGTATTCAAAGAATACGGTGTGACCACCCCGACGCGTGACGTTGTTATCGTAACTAAACCCTTTTGCTTGGCCGTAGTCTACCAAAGAGTTGGCAACTTGGGACGAAGATACTGAGTCAAAATCAGTACCGAAAAAATTAATTGCTGTATTGACGTTATTGTTACAGGAGTCCGCTACGGCGGCTTTATTTTGAAGATATAAGCGGCGATACTGATACCCACCCGACCCACCATTCACGCTACTGCCTAGTATGTTGTAATACCAACTATCGCTAGAACGGTCTCTATTCGCAGAATTACTGTCGGCAGCCAACCAAGCCTTGCCGGTCATATAAGCGTTGCTGTTCATAGCTAAGGCAAGCATTGGACTACTAGACCACGGGTCGAAAACAATACCAACATCATAGTAACTAAATCCAGACTGTGTGTCCTGACCTGAGGGTGTCCCATTAACAACACGGTCATAATAAGTCGATGCAGGAACATCCGCAGGACCTGCGTCATTGTACCCGTAAAATGTATTCATAGTGGAATTAGTGCCAATATGAATCATACGGGTGGAATCGGCGTGGACACTTGACCAAGTTTCATAAGGCCATTGGTGCATGCAAGTAGTAGACAGATTGGTTTGCGTTGTAAAGGTGTAAGTTGTCGTGTTGCTTGCGAGGTAAGTCTCAAACTGAGAAGAAACATTTGAAGAGGTCGAGCGTCCAGTTGAAGACACAAACATATTGCGACCAAGATACTGTGGAGCATCAGTGTCGGCCAAAAGCGTGTTGTTAGTAGGGTATTTCAAATACCGCTCGTCATATGCCTCGGACACTAAAGTCGTAGATTGTGTCAAAGAATCCGAAGAATCATCTAGACGGAGTATAAACTCCGTCCCAAGAGTGGACTGAGCCTTGATAGTGATAGACGCCTCATTACCGCTGCTGTTTGTGTACACCGCAGTGGTTTCTTTAGATGCGATTTTCGCTTTTCCTAAACGACCTTTAGCCATTGTTCTTATCCTCTCATAAAGTAGACGAAACCGTTTGATGTTCCGCCTGAAGCGACATCGGCCCATTCCGCAGCATTAGCGCCTGCGTTTACACTTAAAACCTGACCCGCCGTTCCTAAAGACGCGGGGATATTTGTTGCAATGTCTCGACCATCGACTGTGCCTGTGACGGCGATGTCGCCTGTGACTGATACGCCTGTGGCTGTGCTGGCAATTTTCTCAGAGCCATTATAGTACAGATGGACACCACCACCTTCATTTGCGTCTAGGATTGCCGCACCCGCAGTGTTTCCAATAATCTTTACTGCGTTGGACCCTTGTAGAAAAAGTATACCATCGCCGTTATCCTTGACGTAGCTATTAGACCCATCGTGATACACCTGCAAATCCGCAGATGCACCAAAGGTAGCCTTTACGTTGTCGCCAAACTCAAGTGCTTCGTCGGAGGCGTCCCACATTAGCTTGGCAGTTGTGCCTGTGACCTCGTAGAAGGAGATGTCGCCAGAGTCCCGAGCGATTGATATTCTCGTGCGGTCTAGGTTATTTCCTACCTTAAAGTTTAGCTCGTTTGCGGTGCCATCATACTGGATATTTGCTCCAACATCCCCCGTACCCGCTTCCAACAGCTTCAATTCGGCGTTTGAACCAGACGCTGCGGTAACTCTAACAAGTGCATCGCTTGCCCCCGTTAGAAAAAAGCTGTCATCAGCACTTACAGTCCCCGTTACGTCGATGCCTGTGCTGGTGGTGGTAAACTTTTGTGCGTTATCGTGGTAAAGTGTGACTGCTCCATCTACTCCAAAAGTAGCCATAAACTCCCCAGCATTTGGGGTGGTAATCCTTACATCTTGTCCAGCAAGCAGTAATTGGCCTGTGCCTACTTCATTTATGTATGAATTAGACCCATCATGAAAAATCTGTAGGTCAGACCCAGCGCCGAAGATGGCTTTGTCGTTGTCGCCGAAGGACAAGTTACCCGTCATCGTATCGCCAGCTGCGTCCACAAACAAGGCATCCGCTTGCGCTTGGGTGTAGGTGTTGCTTACAGATACAGTGCCGTAAGCTACTACATCAACGGTATCTCCCACGTTCGCGCCAGAGGCCAATACAATAGAAGTGCCATTCGTTGCCGTGAAATCTGCCGCAGAGAGTTTTGCCCCGTTAAGAAAAACCTCAACAAGCCCCGCCGTATACGATACCGTGAACGCCGTTTGCCCCGCCGTGGCTGTAAAAGTAGTTGGTACAAAGGTAACAGGCTGAATGTCAGAGGCGATTGCCGAGATGAAAACAATAGCATCCCCTGACAAATCAATAGCCGAGCCGCCGCCGCTACTCTCTGAAGGAGTTCGAGACAGTGTTGTGCCGGAAGCGGTGTATGTTCCGCTCCCGATTTCCCAGTTCGAAGTGCCGTCCTCTATGACGTATCGAACTGAATCTCCGTCAGACACTCCCGCCGCGGCAAAGGTCTGGTAGCCGTCTACGACTGAACCCAGTGTAATTGTGCCTGTCCCCGTAGTCGAGGTCGTCATCTTAGCACGATTTACCAATACTACCATGGCGAAGCTCCGAACCTAGTGTTTATGCAATACGGATGATAGCGTTAGAAGCATCCGCCGTTGGGAAAACAATCTGAAAGTCACCGGAAGTAGATGACTTATCTGAACCAAAGTCCAGAACGATTACAGATGGATCACCCGCTGCCGTGTCGTTGTAAATCAAAGCACCTCGCGCCGTGATTGTCGCTGACGTAAACGTGATGTCCGCAAAGTCTGTCAACGCTGTTGTACCAGATGTTGTCGGAGTTACGTTTGTCAGTGTACCACCACCCGCGGTGTATGTACCTGAGTTTGCCACCTCGTTGGACGCAGTGTACGCTGTAGTAGCGGCGTCGAAAGAAGCGTTGTTGTCATACAAGGCCAACTTAAAGGTGTTAGCCCCGTTAGTGAAGTTGTGTGTAGCAGTCATCAATTCTTGCTTGAATGATGTACACATGTAGTTGCCGCTAAATGCCATGTTAGAGTCTCCTTATAAGCTCGGCCATATCAGGATGACCTGCGTCTTTGAGAGCATTATACACAGAAGTACGGTCACTGTGAATAGCTTGCCTCATATAGTAGGCCACCAGTTTCTCCAGATGCTTAGAGAAGGCACGAGCCTGGTCCCTGATTGCTGGATGCGCTGAGTCTGACACTGCGATAATTTTCTCTACGCACTGTTCAGACAATTCATCGGGCGTAAGCCCGCGGTTATCTGTTGTATTAACTTGCACCAAAGATTCAGACTGAGGTACGTCTAAGTTTAGTTTAAACATTATTGTTTAGTCCTTATAACTTTTCCTGTACGATATTCGTCAGTTGTTTCTTTCGCCTCTCCCAGCATTTTAATTCCCATAATAGCTTCCTGGAACCTCTGAGTGTACATTGACATAACATCTTGTTCACCCTTCATGTAAATATACGCTTCGATAAGAGCGCCGTACAAAAGAGCCATTTCAGCGTTTTCACTAAGCCAAGTAGTATTATCCTCTCCATCCAAAGTAATACTACGAGGACGGTAGAAATAATGAAGCTCTGCAGTGTATGACAGGTCCGGTGTCGGAGCCATTAAAAAATTATCTACATCAAACTGACAGTAATACTTCGGCTCTCCTGTGGTGGTTGAATCAGGAGTATATGTTTGAACAAAGCTCGGGTCTTTAAATTCAACAAAGAATTTATCCCCGTTTGCTCCTGTCATGCTCAAAGAAAACGGAGCAAGAAAGTCAGAAGGAACTTTTATATACTGACCAGACGCACTTGTTAGAGCCGTTGCGTTTTTACGAAATAAACTAAGCTGAACATTTTTTAGAATGCGCTCTTCAGACAACCGAATAAACAAAGGAATGTTATTAACAAACCCTGTCTCTTCGTATTCTGTATAGTCCTTAATAGCCTGCTTTAGCTGCGCGTATGTAAAACTCATGTTGTCACCACCGTTACTGTTCCAACTGAGCCTTGAGCGACCAAGTTGTCAGAAGGACTAAGCCCTGGAATATCCGCAAAGCCCACAGGGTTCCAGCCCCACTGCACTGCACGTTGCTCGCTAAGACCCGTCTCTGGGCGAGGGTCCCGTAGCGCCTGTGGATCTGGGAATGCTTTAGGCGGGTACAGCTGAGGGTGCTTGGACTCGAACTCGTCCGGACCAACTTTAGCGCCCGTCCATTCCACCTTCATTTCACGAAGACGGTAACGGCGACCTGACCGATCAGATATTCCCCAAGCATTTTTGCCACTAGCGTATGCCATTACACCCTCAAGTAACTCAAACTAGGCTGCAACTTCAAAGGAGTCCGACCCTGGTCCTCGTCCGCCGCACGTTGAAACTCTTCTTCATACACCGTCTTCAGCAGCTGAACGCGCTCCGGCGCACGTTTCATCGCCATGTAATAGGCAAGACCTGCCACCATGCAAGGAAAAAACCGGAAAGGCATATCCGTTGTGTCAACTAAGGCATCTGCATCCTCGATCCTACGAACATAATAATAGATCAATTGATCCGTGGAGTTCTCCGGAACAGCCCATAGATTAATTACAGGGTCAACCTGACGGTTCAACCAGTACTGGCTGGTACGTCCCTGGGTAGTCTTGTTCGGAAGAGTTGCATACTCACCACGGCTTATCCGCTCAACCTCAAAGTCTGTGCCATCTCGACGTACTACAACATCCAGAAGATCTACCACATCGTCCAGCAAAGTCTCCTGAGCTTGACCCTGAGTAAGAGTGATCGTGCCCTGCTTAACTGTCCAAAGGTTGAGCCCCCGGTTAGCCCACTCCGCAAACATCAAGTTCAAGGACCTACGGGCAGTGCGAGCATCATAGCCCGTGCGGACCTCTAATCCACACCGCTCATACGCTTCTTCAATAACCTCTCCTACATCGAGGTTGAAATCCCTTGAACCTGAAGTTGCCATCAGCTGTTTCCTTTAAACGATCCGCCACGGCCAGCCATTACGCAGCCGCCAGCATTGTAACCTTTGACCTTGCCACCGTACTTGTAGCCTTTTTTAATCATGCCGCCGCCCATGTAACCGTTCAGCATGCCGCCATTCTTCTTCTCAATAACGCCGCGACCAATCAGAACATCCTTCTTAGTCACTTTGCCGTCGCCACTTAGATCCTTCATAACATACTCCTCAAGGTTCTCAAAACACTCTTACCAAGCCACCATTGGCTTTCCAATTGATGCGCTTGGATGATTTCTTCTTCTTTGCTGCAGACGTACACTGCGCCATCGTAGGTCGGCAAGCCGGATAACCTTTACGTTTCTCACCCTTCTGGCGTCCGCAAGATTTGCCTGTCTTACAGTCAACCCAGCCCTTCCCGTTATTTTGGGAGAACCATTTGCGCAGTGAGTTGTCCTTCTTCGCCATCAGTAGTTATTCGTCTCTTTCCGACGCCCCTCTGTAACTTCGCCGCAGCCGTAAGCAATAAAGCCGCCGTCTTTTAGTTTCTTCTTCACAGGGCGCTTGCGCTTCTTAGAAGATTCGCCCCAGTTTGCTGCTCCCACTTTTCGGCACTTGGCTACCGCTCCGCTTGCGTATGCGCTGGGCCACACCTTGTACCGTGCCTTGACCTTCTTGGCGCAAGCGTCGAGCTTTTTCTTTTTCTCGGCCATCAGTTGACCTCTCTGGCGGCTTGGATATT